AGCATCTGGGTCAGACAATCCTATTTGCACATCATCTTTTAGTTTCTTCCATTGACTACTGCCATGACTGCTTAACTGTCTGATCTTATCTTTGTTAGAACTTACCTCGCCACGTCTGAACGAATTAAACAGTCCAGTAGCTTGATCTTCTGTGCATTGTGCCATCAATGCGTGCATAGTTAGACTGTCATTACGCTGTAGTGCATCATCAAGCATAGCTTTTTGTTCTAACGTGTAAGATGGTTTGACAGAGAAATCGTCAGCTTCATCCTCTGAATACACATCACCATGTAATCCGACTAGTTTGAGAA